GTTTTTAGCCTATAGGGAACAGATGAAAAGCCTGCAAAGAAATGCCGATCAAATAAGGCTGGAGGGATTTTATGAATGATGTCAAGCGCGCCCTGCTGGGCGATCAAGAGGCGGCCAAGCGGCTGACGGATGCGGGGGTGCTGCTGCCGTGCCCTATGTGCAGAGGACAGGCAAGGGTGCGGAACGAACGTTACTATCAGCCAAATGTCCGCAGAAATGTGATCTGCATGAAATGTTTTACGAACAGCGGATGGTATAAGACGGAACACGAAGCCCGCCTCGCCTGGAACACCCGCGCGCCGATTCTGAGCGCGGAGGAGATGGAGATGATCGACAATGGATAGTTTACAGGCCAGCCAGATTGCTGGAGGGAATACAGCTTACAAGAGAGCCTGTTCCGATTTTTATCCGACTCCGCCGGATGCCACTTTTGCGCTGATGAAGTTTCTGGATCTCCAAAAGGGTACAAAAATTTGGGAGCCTGCCTGTGGGGATGGTCACATGGTTCGTGTGATGGAGAAAATGGGGTATCAGGTAATCGGGACGGACATCCAGCGTGGAGATGATTTTCTGACTGCTCCACTGATGGACTGTGACTGGATTATAACAAACCCTCCTTTCTCACAGTCAGAGGCATTCATTCAGCGGTGCATGGAACACGAAAAGCCGTTTGTACTTCTACTGAAAAGCCAGTATTGGCACGCAAAGAAAAGAAAGCCGCTATTTGAAAAGATGCCGCCAGAGTGGATTTTACCGCTGACATGGCGGCCGGACTTTCTATTCAAAACCAGAGGCAGAGGCGCACCGCTGATGGATGTGATGTGGGTTTTGTGGGACCCTGACTACGATCATGGGTGTATTACACGATACTATCCGCTTGATCGGCCGACGTCGGAGGAGATGGAGATGCTGGAGAAGCTGGAATGAAGAACCCGGGAGAATATGTTGACATTGAGGACCCAGCCTTGCAAGTCAGAACAGACGAGAATGGAAACACCGTGGCCTCTGCAACGATACAGGCGGTTGTCCTCTGGAAAGAAGATATCGAAAACTACATCATGGACGAGATCATCAAGATGTGCAAGGAGCACGGAATTACGGACCTGTATGTGCTGAACCGGGATTTCATCCTGTCAGCCATCAGGGAGAAGATGGAAAGGGAGGCCCAACTATGAAGCTGGAAGAAGCAATCGCAAAAGCTAAAATTTTGAATGATAGCCTTAAAGAACTGACCGATGAATACGAGGGTCAAGGTTCGTTTATAGCGGCTGGTATGGCTGTGTCGTTCAAGCTTGTATTGGACACTATCCTCACCGCCCTCCGCCCCGTCAGCCGGGAGCAGGTGGAGAAGGTGTTTCCGGGGTGTCCTTATTGCAAGCCAGATTCTGAGGGATATGTGCAAAAATTTGGGGCATACAGCATCCTGAACGGGGAATTGAAAACAGGGCACTGTAAGCCACAGAAAATCAGTTTTTGCCCGCATTGTTCCCGCCCGCTGACGGACGAGGCCGTGGAGATGGTGATGAAAAGGATGGAGGTCCTGAACGATGCGGATTGAGCGCAGACGGTATGTAGTTATGCGAAGGAACCGAACTGAGGTTTGGTGTGGGCTTTCCAAACATTTCAGTTTCCGCCCGATTACTGAAGTGAAAGATGTTTCTGTCAAGACATATCGCTCCGAAGCACAAGCCAGAAGCGGCTGTTCTTCGTGGGACAGAGACTTTGAAGTTGTTCCGGTAATCGAGATGATTGCGACTGAGGAGGCGCTGAAAAATGGCAAGGGCGATTGACGGAGACGCACTTAAAAGATGGTGCGAAAAGATAATTGACCAAGCGTGCCATCCAGCAACCGTGCAGATCGGGGAGGTATTTCTGGACAAGGTGCGCTCTATGCCCACCCTCACCCCGTCGAACAAGCCGCTGACGCTGGAGGAACTGCGGGAGATGGGAGGACAACCGTATTGGCATGTTGGGTTACGGGAAGAAAGCCCCCCGCCACATTGGAATATCCTTGATCCGTTTTATGCAAAGCATATCGAGGATTACAGATACGGCGAGAACTGGCTCGCCTACCGCCGCCCGCCGGAGGGAGAGGAGGATTGGAAATGAAAGTACCAGCGGAATTTGAAGAGGTTTTCCAAGGCGTGGAACTGACGGACAAAGAGGTCCGGTTTCTGGGGTGGATTATCGGCTGGGATAACTGGACGATACAGAACATGCGAACGGTGCTACAGAAGGTCCGGGCCGCAGGGGACGGCGGCACCCTCCCCCAGCCCAGCAACGAGCCTCCGCCCTGCTACCGGCCAGACGGAGATGGTTGTGCCTATCAGTGTTATGACGGCGATGACGAACCCATCGACAAATGCAGACCGGATCAGGGCCATGAGCGACGAGGAACTGTCGGATTGGGCCATTAACAAAGCTCCGAGCATAGGTAAGCGTTACACAGATAGCAGACTATGGTTGCTGAACTGGCTCCAGCAGCCAGCGGAGGAGGATTGATGATGGACAGAGAGAAGCTGATTGAACGGCTGAAGCATGAGCATCACGGGTACAGCACTGTAGAAAATGATCCAGAGACAGCCTTTCACGATCTTGTGGATTGTCTGACCCACATCTCCACGCTCCAGGCCGAAAACGAGAAGCTGCGGGGCGAAGTGGAAGGAATGCGGTCTAATTGGTATAAAGCCGGTGAGGGAGTAAAGAAGCTGCGGGCCAAGCTTGAGCAGGCCAGGGCAGAGATCACCCGTCTGAAACACTACGAGGACAAGTGCCACGACTGCCCTATCGTTTGCGCCAAAACGGAAATCATCAAGGCGCACGAGGAACTGGAAGCGGTGCAAGCTGAACTGGAACGGGTAAAACAGGAAAGGGATGCGGCGATAGACTGTATCTACAAAATTGAGGATGACCTTGACCGAGGAAATGACAATGACTGGGCCAGAGAGCATATTTCGGAATGGGAGAGCCAGAAGGAGGACTGACATTGAAATACAAAGTATCATTTAGCGGGTTTGCTTATGTTGAGGCGGATTCTCCGGAAGAGGCAGAGGAAAAAGCTATGTACGAGGATGATGCTGTTTATGAGGAAAAAAAGTGTGAGTCCGTAGAAGAAGTAGACGAGTTTACGGTGAGTTTGGAGAACTGCATGGAGCGGTTGACTTACTGGAACGAGGAATATGGTTGCTGGTCATATCATGGGCCAAGCGGTGAAGCAGCAAAGCGCCTCGCAGCCTACGAGGAGACGGGCCTGGAGCCGGAGGCAGTAGAGCACCTGAAACTTGCAAGCATGGGCAAGGCTATTGCAGAAATCAAAGAGTTTGATGGTGTCCCCATTGACCGCCTCCGCGAACTGGCCCAGGCGGACAGAGATGGGAAACTCCCAAAGTACACCATAGGCGATACAGTTTATGACCGTTTTGGAGACGCCTGGGAGGTCAGAACGGAAGAACTCCATCTACTTGACGGAAATCCAAACTGGATATACAGATGTGGCCATGCGGGGACGGATGATTACTGCGCTCTGTGGGAATTTAAGATTCTGTCCCGCGAGGAAGCCGAGGCCGCGCTAAGGAGGGAGCAGGATGAAAAAGGAGGAGGCTCAGAATGATATTTTTCGCTGGCCTGGATTTCTTTCTGGCGGCACTGAATGTTTATTTCGGTCTAAAAGAGAAAGGAGGCCGAGCATGATAAACACCCATCCGACCCGGTGTAATATCTGCGGAGGGCCTGTCACTTATGGCTCTAATGCCCGTGTCTATGGCCGGGAGTACGGAAGTGGCTATTGTTATCTCTGTGAGCGGTGCGGGGCCTATGTGGGGACGCATAAGCCCCGTCCACGAGAAGCCCTTGGACTGTTGGCAGACGAGCCGATGCGGACAGGAAAGAAGATGTGCCACGCTATCTTTGATAGCTTTTGGAAAGGGAAACCAAAAGCCGGAAAGAAGCGGCACGACCTTTACTGCTGGCTGGCTCACGAGATGGAGATACCAGTTGAGGACTGCCATTTCGGCTACTTCGACATCGGCCAGCTTAGGCGGGCGTACATCATTCTGAGAGGCGTACAGGACAAGCAGATGCAGTATGACAACTGTGGGAGAATCCATTTTGAGGAGGCCGACCATGAAGTTTCGGAGTAAAACGGGAGAAGTTTTCAGCGTTAAAAAGCTTCCTATGGAATGGCTTAGATTTTTTATGTTCCGTGATACAGAATGGGTAAAAGCGCATCCTCACGAAGCCGCCCGCCTGATGGGCTATGAGGTGGTGGAGGATGATGAACCACGCACTTGTTTTAACTGCATTGGGTGTGAAATTGAGAAGGACTTTGACCCACAGGAAGGGTGCAAAAATTGGGTGAAAAGGAAGGAGGCCAACATGGACAAACCGTTGAAGGACTGGACGCTGGGGGAACTGAAAGAGTGGTGTTATCAATACAGAAAGGCCCACACAAATAATCCGTGCGAACAGAAATGCCCTATCTATCAGAGAGGAATTTGCTGTCGTGAATGGGTACATGAGTGGGACTTGGAAGGAAAGCCCCGCTGGACGGAGCAGGAGGTGGAGGATGCAAAAGATATTCTTCGGCTCTTGGAAGATGCCCACAGTATCAAAAAATACGCGGGTGATATCATGTGGATCTGCAACAGCCATAACGTAACTATGGTTAATGCAAAAGCAGGTATGTTCCCTTCCCTTCGCCCCGGCGAATCCGTCACCCTTGACGAGATCATCGGAGGTGCGGAATGACCAGAGAAGAATATGAAAAGAAAATCGCGGCATTGGAGCCGCTGGACGATGAGAAGCGGAAAAGCGTGACCTGCTCCCTCCTTGGGCATAGCCACATTACCACAGGTTGCTTTGGGTATGTCTACTGTGCACGGTGTGGGGAGCAAATCGGTGATGTTCTGGGCGGCTGTTTCTATGACCCACTGGAAGTCCGTGTAGGTCATAACTGTCCAGTCTGCAGAGCTAACTATGAGAAACTGGGGTGGGAAGATAAGATTCTGACTCCTGACCCGTTTATAGATGAGGATTGCGGTTCCATCCACGACGGGGAGGGAGGTGACTGAGATGAAGATGGAGCCACGGGCATTCATTGACATGCTTGGGAAGGTGAAAACCGGACGCTATGGCATGGATACGGGAGAACTGGAGGCCATTGTATCGCAAAGCGAAGGGTTGTTCAGCGCAACGGTACTTGCTTTCAACTACGGCTTTCTGAAAGGCCAGCGCAGTGTCAAAAACACCATGAAAAAGAAATCTATGGAGGTATCACAATGAACGAACTGAAAGTTTTCAACAATCCCGAATTCGGAAAAGTCCGCACCGTGGAAATCAACGGAGAGCCGTGGCTGGTCGGGAAAGACGTGGCTCTTGCGCTTGGGTACAGCGATACTTTTGGCGCATTGAAGAAGCATGTTGATGACGAGGACAAACAAAACTGCCAAAACGACAGTTTTGAAACGCCACGCGGAATGACCGTCATCAACGAATCGGGCCTGTACTCGCTTGTGCTATCC